CTAGAAGCCCTGTGTGCCAATTGTCACGCTCCTGCCCAAACGGTTCAAGCTTATAATAAGCCAACCATTCAGTAAGCTCCCCAGACCCAAGCGAGTCTTCTAATTCAGCTACCGTCCTACCTAATGCGAGCGCAAGCCTAAATAAAAATAATCGGCCAGGCTCGCTTAGGAGTTTTTTTCAGCACTCTCACTTGAATCATCGCCAAGGCCAGAAATATCCAAGATGGCCTTTGAAATGTCATCAACCGCACTGCCCGGAAAGTCTCCTATCTCATCAACTGAGACTTCGGCAAAGTCAGGGCATCCCATCTTTATGATATGCGCCTGAATCTCAACCGGGCTAGTGTTGGCATTATGAAGCTCAAAGAGAGCGCTACGCTGCTTTGCAGATAGTTCCCGAACAATGATTTCTTCACCTTCTATCGTTAATGCGCTCTCTTTAAATTTCATTTATGTCCTCACAAGTGAACCAGTAATTTTAAGCGCGAATGTAATCATATGCTTGTCATCAAAAGATGGTGCAATTTCATACGATAAGCAAACCGCGCTAAAGGTGTATGTTTTAACGGTGTTTGGAGATACTGAAGAATCAGTAATCACCAATTGAAACCCGGAAGTGAGCTTATTTTCAATGTCTGAAATAAGGTCTTCCTGATTATTGCCAGCCGTTTGAACGTAGTTACATTCAATGGTGACTTCACTACCATCTGCCAAGCCAGCAATATACTCACGCGCCGAACTGTCGTGGCTGGTTACATCAATTAATGGATTAGTCACCCCAAGCCCGGATAGACTTGCGTCCTCTTCGATTAGCTCGTAAACATTCGGGGAAACTGAGATATTTAATCTGCTGAAGGCTACGCCTCCTGTAAATGCTGCGGTCATTGTCCTAGCCCTCGTTATGCCAAATTGAGAATATTTGTGTCGTCCTAAAAGCCTCTACTGAATCCTCAAAAACAGTAATTGGCCCAGATGTGATAAATATCTGCATCACATTAATCCCCCCAAATGAACCCGTCAGGTTCTTTAGGGACGTTCTAATAGCGTCACTCAAAGTCAGAGAATCCGCATGATCCTCAGACCATGCATCAACCAAATAATCAGACCTCACAAAGCCGCTATTCCCGCCGTAAGTATTAGAGAAATTATGCGATTCTGCCTCATAAGTTATCAGCCCGTAAGTCGGCGCTGCTGGCATCCCGTATCTCGGATAAACCCTGTCACCAACAATAGCAGTTAAGCTTACGTCTGCATCCAAATAATTGTATAAATTCTCGTCGATCATAACGTTAGTTTTTTAATCTTCGCGGAAAGTATATCAGAAAACCGTTTTTCAATAGCTGCCCTGTCGCCTATGAATGTTCCGGTGAACCAACCTGTCTTTTCAAACTTGCCGGTAACGCCAACATCATAAAATGCGCCGTAGAATGCTTCAGGAAGAATCTTGATTTTTGCTACTGCTCGACCTTTTCTCTGATCGAACCTGGACGAACGTTTTAGACTTCTCGCCAAAAACCCACCACTCACCAGCCGCCCCTTAAACGTCCTGTGAGGCTTCCCGCCAACTGGTGCGGCGACCTTTATCTTTTTGAATGTTGGAGTTAGCGCGCCTGAAGTGGCACCCCTCAATAGCTTCTTTCCGATAGCTGGCCCGAGAAGCCGAAGCTCTTTTGATAATTGATCGAGCCCTTTCACCTTATTCGGCATTGTGAAGGCTCGTAGTGATTATTAATTCTTTATTCTTTTCAAGAACATTATCGATATCTTCAATATCATAAACATTATCTTTAAAAATGATTCGATAATCCCTTGTGTTCATTTTTCCAAGCGACTTTGTATAATGAAGGCGCATGCCAACGGTTTTTATTGATTGTTCCTGCATGGCCTGATATTTCTCACGACCTATTTTGTTGCCTATTTCGGCCCTAGGAGTGGAATGATTAGCCCACGTATATTTTACGCCCCCCGTAGATCCTATCGACTCAGTGCGCTTCTGAATAGTGATCTTGTGGCGTAACCGACCTGAACGGCTTTGTTTACAGCCCATAATTAAACCTTTCGGCGTGAACCACGGAGAATATCTTTGGCCACTTGGCGCAGATCACAATTCTGCTCGAACAGATAAACAACATAGGCCTTGATACCGCTTTTCAGGCTTTCTGGCACGAGCTTTTGTGATGCATAACCTGCCGTCATTCGAATGCGGATAGGGTTAGGCTGAGCAGCGTGCGAGGGCCAACCTGAGACAGAGACAACGCGCCCGCCCTCGGTGGTGGTGTCGGCGTAATAATCCTCATCGACCGTGAGAGTTTGTTCGGCAACAGGGCTGGCGGTGTCATCATATTTTACAGAATCAATCGATTGAAGTGGCCAAACGTCCAAATGAATAACTGCTGCCGGCCAGTGATCATAAGACCGCTCAACAACCTGACTCATTATCCGCAAATCACAGAAGTCCTCAGCAAAGATGCGGGCGGCCTGGATAAGCCCTTCAATGCGCACATCATCTTCATCATCATCAATGCCGATGGCAAGCTTTGCCTCTTCAATAGTGACAGGCTCTATCGTTGGCTCTGTGATAACTTTAAGTGCGCCCATGCTTCCCCGCTTTCGATTTCAGTTAATCCCCAATCTGCATACGGTAACAGCTCGCGCCAATTGGGCTGGCTCATTATATTCTGTTCTGATCGGCATGTAACCTCAAGGCCTTCCAAAGCTGCCGTAACAAGCGCAGTGGTTCCATATCCTATCGCCTTTCTGTGCTCTCTGAGTGATTCTAGCAGGGTTTTAGGATGAGCGGCTTGAGCTGGGTGAAAGCGTACTGTATCGGCATCCTCTAAAGGCCCATCATAATCAGCAAGGAAGATTAATTTAGTGCCGGTAGCGTTGTTTTTTATCTCCGGTGGCCCACGGCCTTCACCGGCAAAGAAATCACGCCCGCCCTGACCATTCATCCATCCGAGCGAAACAAACTCAGGATTACCGCGATAATAACAGCGATCAAGCAATATGGTATTAGGATTGCCAACCCAATGAGACTTAGCAAAGTACGGCCCAGAGATAACATGTAAGTCTGCCTGCGCCGATGGATCATGGGTTATCTGCGCCGTTAATCCGTGCCGCTTGAATCCGGCGATGAGCACTTTCCCGTGCTGGAGTTGATGAGTAAGCGCAGGGTTGATGTGAATGGCAATAAGCATTTATCTGTTACCTCATGGGGATCCGGCAGCCCGTGAAAAGCGAGGATTGCCAAGTCTTCAGGGACGGATCCGTTAGGTCTTACATGATATTTATAGGATCCAACATGAGGGATCCTGTTCCAGTTATCCCCAAGCATCTCCCACAAAAACTCCTGATCTCCCCACAAGCGCTCAGAATCAACCGGATAATCGAACTTTTCAAAAGGCTCATGCCAGTTACCAGGCCAACACATTACGCTTGATTGAATGCCGCCATGCCCTGACTGCGCCCAATTGGCCGGGGCAGAAAATGTGTCCGTATAATCCGCCAAATAATCAATATTGTTAGTGACCACTACGTCTAAATCCAAGTAAATACTTGGGCCTGTGGCTGTGCGCGGGGCAAATAAATTAAATTTACTCCACCAGCCTTGATATGGGGCATACGGTAAAACGGTATTAATGCCTGGCAGCTTCGATGTGGTGATGCACTTGAACGTGTGGGGAATGGTTAAATATTTCTCAACCATAGCCTTTAGCGCATATACATATGCCGTGTTGTATTTATTTCCGACGCAGACGCAGAAAACGGTTAAGTCATTCATCTCGCTTCCAAGTCAATCAGTTTTATCGTGTCGCCTTTGTTGTTCAAAGGCATGCTTCTGATAGATGGCATATCAATTTCTTTCGGCTGGTCTTCCCGGTAACGCAGGCGATCAGTCATTAACAGATATTTCGAGCCGCTTTTCTTGATATTTGCAATAGCCTGTTTGCACTCATCATATGGAAGGTGATTGAGCACCCAGAGACACATAATCATATCGACCGGCGCCGGCACTTCTTTGATGATGTCGAACTTGATCACCTCTGGCGCTCTCGGCACTAAATCATAGGCCCAGTATTCAATATGATTTGGAATATCCATATTTTTGATCCAGTTCAGATCACCAGCGCCGATATCAGCAATGGATTCTATGAAATAAGCCTCGATCAAGGCCGGTATCCATTCACGCTGAGCCTTGGTTGCCTGCATTGTGGAGCCAAAACCACATTCAGTTTCAGGCAAACCGCCCGTCCATCCGCGTTTGTATTTTTCAGGATTGCTGATCAAATCACTCATGATTAAGCTCTCGAAGCAGGTTTATCCGCTGGGCCTTTTTTGCCAGAAGCTATATATTCTTCATAAAAATTCGGCATATCAACAACTCTTGATTTCTGGTCTATTTCAAGCCTTGTTACATCAAACCAATAACCTTGTGGCACTTCACCATCTTTTTGCATTTTTGGTTTTATACATACCTGGACACACCCATAAATATCAAAAGAAACTGAATCTATTACGCCTTTGAATCCAGTCACCTTGTCTTTTACTTTATATCCGAGCAATTCAATATTGTTTTTTATAAGCATCCATTTTTATCACCCTCTTTATTTGAAATCATACCCATTGTTTGTAAATCTCCACCATTTCTTTATTTGGATGTTCGTAAAACCACGGCTGAGTATCCAGTGCCGTAAAGTGTAACAGCTTCATGTTTTCCGGCATTGGCTTGTGATAATACTGGAAATCTTCCACATTCCATTCAGGGGGAATATCGCAGGCCTTTGGCAACATATTTTGCTGGGATTTATTGTGGCAGAGGTGTTTGCAGTCGATTACAGCCACCTCAGTCGAGCCATCCTGCATGCAAACGAACCGCCCCGGCTTCCTCATAGCCCACAATTCGGCAATATCACCTAAAACGATCATATCTGGATCAAGGTATATCCCATGCTCAATCGTATAGCGAACGTCACTAAACCCTGTGCAACCCTTCTCAACTTCTGGATATAAATGGATGATTTCAACATCAGCCTCAGTGTTGGCCAATATGCTCCTCTCAGTCATCCCTTTGATAACCTCAAATCTTGGAGTCATGGCAATATAAATTGGAATCATTACTCTTCTACCATGCCAACATTAACTTCCCATATCTCTATATCACAGGAATCGTAGATAGGCGTAGGCTTCCTGTTTTCTAATTCATTTTTTAGGTTTTTTGCCAAAATCTCATTATCAAATACGCCCTCAATAAAATCACCTGAATAATCAATTCGACCCATGAGAATAAAAACTTTCATAGCGCATCCTCTAATTCCATCATCGGGAAGCACTTCATAGCCGACCCCGGGGAACAGTTAATTATTTCGATATCGGTATTTATTTCCTTCACCTTCTCAAACTGCTGGATAAGCTCAACGAATACGCCGTTCACAACCTTGATCGATGGCCAGTGCTGCAATTCAGGCTCTAAATACTCGCCAAAGTAATGCCTCGGGGTGCTCCCTGCGTCCTTCCTGTGAGCGTTATAGTCTTTGGCAAAGCACATATCATAACCAAGCAGTAAAAGTGTGCTCATGGCCTTGTGGTACGCGATGCCGGGCAATTGGAAGCCGCTTGAGTGGCCATAGTGTAGAATGTCTTTATCCTTACTGAACCCATCGCCCCACCGGCCCTTGATATGCCGAATACCGTACTTATCAGCAGTGGGCAAATCCCAAGTCCACTTTTCAGCCTTTATTTCAGACAGACCCTTATCCCATTGGGCATCGTAATATGTGGGGTTACAGGCAAGGAATACATCAAGGCTGGGGAAGTCCTTCCATACGTGATTCATGCCGAACACCATGCATTTTCCGCGTAACTGAGCCTGTCGCACCGTTTCAAGCTGCTCAGGGGTTATGGATGGGCCAGTGGCTAGGATTACGCCGATCATGATGTCTCGCCTTGGTGGATTGGGTTAATCATTAGCCGCAAAATCCTGGCAACTCAAAGATGCTAAGTATCCCATTAAATATGAGAATCCCAATTAATCCGCCAAAAAGCAGCAAACCTATTTCTTTAATTGAGTTAATCATTAGCTAAAAATACTGGATTTATGCTCAATCATATATTCTAGTGCTGCTTCATAAATATCAGCGCGAAAGTGATCATCAATGCCCGGACATTTTTTTGCTAAATTTAACGCATTCCATGCCATATCAGAAAGATCATTGCCATATTCTCTAGCTTCCCGCTTAAGAGCATTAAAATCAATTACTACTGGATTTACTTTTTCTGCTTTGTCTCTAGCTCTTTTCAGCTCATTTTCCATAACCACCCACGCACGACTAGCCGCCAGTAATTTTTCAACAAGCTCAGATTTAGTCAGTTTGGTTAACTCTTTCTTATTCATATCTGTTCTCCCGTAAACAGTCCCGATTTAGAAGTGGTGGCAGGGGTTTCGGGAAAAACCCTTTTCGGGTTATTAGCCCTAGCCGTGGATGAGCATAACAGCTCAGTTAAGTGGGCGCTATGTGTCGCTCATCTCAAAATTATAGTCATAAAAGAAAATGAACAGCGGCACGACTACTGTGAACGTGGCTGTGATTAGAAAGTATTTAATCATTCTCGGTTCCCTTTCTTGGTTGTTTTCCCGTTTGCTGGGAATAACAATAAACCAATCAGCAGATAATGGAATTCAAAGTTTTAAATGACCTCATTAAGCGGCTTTATACAGAAGCATTTGAGGGCAGTGATGCGTGTGCAGTTGATTATTTCCAGATCAATCTTGGATAATTGCCGGGAAATAGTTGAGAAGGCTGAAATGAACGTGGAATAGGGGGATTTAACGCCGCTGGGATGGTCGCCAAAGTGGTGCTGTAATCCGTTTGTGGCCTGCATATCGAAGCCCAGCAGAATTATCCGCTTCGCGCCGAGGTTGTAGGCCAGGTTAATCGCCTGAAATCCAGAGTTGGAACCCTGATTTATGTAGGATTTATCTTCAGAAAGGCCATTCTCAGCCCTGCTTTCAACGTATTCGAGCCCGTATTTGTCAGCAGCAGCCTTGTCTTGGGTGATTTTACGGCCAGCAAACTCAATCTCAGGGTGCCAATTCCACCAAGTTAAATCACACGCATAAAGAATATCATCCCAAGGTGCGAGCTTATAATTATCATTAATCGCTATTACCGTGCCTTCGCCGCGAACATATTCAACATCTTCAACCGTGAGAGAAGGCCCAGAGGCTATGATTATGAAAGTTTCGGAGGACGGCCCCGCTTTTTTTTTGGCATG